AGAGGTAAATAACTGTCAAATAAACCATCACGCTGATTTATCCAATCAGCCTTTTCGTTTGGAGTAATAATCTGCCAATCCAACTTCTGCGAAGAAATAGAACGGAAGTCCTTTACCATTTTGAGCTTTTGCTCACGGGTAAGGTAATCGCCTATGTCATGGTAATGAATAACAGCCTTTTCTACTTTCTTTGCCGGATTCTTTACGAGGAAAGTAATTGCAATGGGAGTACGTGAACCGCTACCAAAAATTTTGCCTCCTTCTTTACGTGAAAGTTCTCCCGATGTACGTTGATTTCCACGGAGATTAAGCACATATATGGATGTAAATTCTTTCTCTAAACAACAGCGCATACCATCCTGCGATACTCCATCCAACCAAGCACCATTACTAATAAAGGCAATAATACCTCCTTCTTTATTAGGTATGCGGTCAGATGCCCAACGAAAAGCCTTTACATATGCATCTTTTAATGCGATAGCAGATTGGGCTGAATGGTTGTTGCTACAAATACGATATGTATCAAAAATTCTTTTGTCTAGATACGGATAAGATAAATTCTGCGCATTGTCATTAGCCGACTTTTGTCCGATGGAATATGGCGGATTCCCCACAATCACCCTCACATGGGTAGCTATCTGCTTCTTCACCCGTTTGGAATTGTCCTGGAAGAACTCCGTGAAAAGTTCGTTGTGCTTCTTCTCTGCCAGCTGGAAAGTGTCCGTCAGGCAGATGCCGCTGTACGGCAGATAGGTTTTCCGACTGGTAATGTCATGGAATACCGATTCAATGTTCACATCGGCGATATAATAGGCCAGCAGCACGATTTCGTTGCAATGGATTTCATTCAGGTACTTGCGCTCCATGTCCTCCGGTCGGATAAGGCCGGACTGCAACAACCGTGTAATGAACGTGCCTGTTCCTACAAACGGGTCGAGGATATGCACATTCTGTTCGGTCAGCGAAGTGTTGAACTCTGCCTTGAGTATGTCGTTTACAGAATGGATGATGAAGTCCACGCACTCCACGGGCGTATAGACAATGCCCAATTTCTCCACGGTGAGCGGAAACGCGCCCTTGAAGAACTTTTCGTAGAGGTTCTTGATGATGGTCTGCTTGCCCTCCAGATTGTCTATGCCGCCCACATTCGTCCTCACCGACTGATAGAACTTCTCCAGCACCTCGGTATCTTTCTCGAAAGCCTGCTCCTGCAAAAGGTCTATCATGCGCTGCATGGAGCGGCTCACGGCGTTGTTGTTCACGAACTGGTAATCGGCAAACAAGGCATCAAACACCGGACGGGTGATGATGTGCTGCGCCAGCATTTCGATGGCCTGTGCCGCATCCACGGACGGGTTAAGGTCACGCTGCAATCCTTTGAGATATTCATTGAACGCCTTTTTGTGTACGCCGGACTGGATGAGCTTGGATATGCGCTCGATGAACTTGTGCGCGATAAGTCCGATTTCCTTTGCCCAGTTCTCCCAATAGAGGCGGTCACCGCACTTCTCCACGAGCTTGGCATACATGCCGTCCTGCAATTCGCCGAAACGAAGTTCCAACTGTCGGGCGATTTCCGCGTTCTCCATCTGCCGCGCTTCTTCCTCTCCCTCCTGAAAGCCCAGTCCCGGCCTGCCGATGGTTACAGACGGCGTATAGGATTGCTTGTTTGGTTTCTGCTTGTTGAGCGCAATCTTGCTCACCATCGCATTGAAACGGTCATCGTGGGAGCGCAGCGCGTTCAGGATTTCCCAGACCACATCAAAGGTCTTGCTGTTGTCGAGTGCTTCTTCTGCTGAAACATCGGACGGCACGACAATAGGGATGATGATGTACCCGTACTTCTTCTCGTCGGGCAGTCCTTTGTGGAAAGTGCGCATTACACGGCCTACCGACTGCACTACATCCACCTGCGAGTTACGGGCGGAAAGGAACAGCACGGCATCGAGCGACGGCACATCCACGCCCTCGGACAGACACCGCACATTGGTCACCACCCGGCACTCCCGGTCATTTTCCGGTTCGTCCGCCAGCCATTGCAGGATTCCGTTGCGCTCCTGTGAGTTCATCGAGCCGTCTATATGCTTTGTGGCTATCGAAACGGTATGCGAAAGGCTTTCCGCATCCAGATTCTCGTCGTACTTTTCCGATATTTTCGGCAGCACGGAAGCCACATATTTGGAAGCGATGCCCACTCTGCTTGCGCTCCTGTCAATGGATGAACAGAACGCCACGGCACGGCGCATCATGTGCGGGTCGGCATCCCATGTACGGTGGTCGTCGCCCTGTATCATCTTGGACAGTCCGTTGATTACGCCGATGAGCTTGGACGTGTCGTCAAAGTTCAGTTCCGTGGTCGTGTCGGTGACATCGCGCTTGATGTTTTCCGGTACATCATCCTCGCCGACGGTAAGGACAAGCACCTTGTAGTCGGTCAGCAGTCCGTTCTGTACGGCGTAGGAGAAATTCACGCGATAGAACTCATCCCCGTACAAAGCCTTGTCGTCCATCGAACAGAGGATGCAGTCCTTTTCCGATGCCTTTATCTTGGCCGATTCCCCATACAGCCGTGGCGTAGCGGTCATGTAAAGCCGTTTACGGCCTTGCACATTATCGTTGGAGTGTATCTTGGTGAAATTGCTCTCGTCCTTGTCCGACAACTTCACGCCCGTGGTGCGGTGGGCTTCGTCACAGATGATGAAGTCGAACACGCCATACTCGCCGTCTGTTTCGGAAAGTATCTCCTGTTGTGCCGCTGAAACGGCATCAATGGACTGGTAGGTGGAAAACACGACTACCAACCCGTCGTGACTGCGGTATTTCTTCAACTGCGAAGCTATGGACTGCGGACTGGTGGACGCAGGCACGGCAAGGTCAACCACGCTGTCATCCATGTCATCGTATTTATTCTGAATCTTTCGCGAAGCCTTGGAATCTGAACAGATGCAGACGGACTTGATAGGCTTCTTTGCGTCTGCCGACCATGCGTTGAGCGACTGCCCCAACAGGGCGATGGACGGAACCATGAACAAAACCAGTCCTTTGTTGCCCAACAACTGTTCGGTGATGAGCAGCGAGGTGTAGGTCTTTCCCGTTCCGCAGGCCATGATGAGTTTGCCACGGTCGTTGCCGTCAATAATATAGTGCGTGTATGCCTTGGATATGGCGTCCAACTGGTGCTTGCGCGGTTTCTTGCCCTCTACTAGTGCGGAAGTTCCCGTAAGTCCGTCCATCAGTTTTTGCCAGTCCACACAGGAAGAGTTCAGGTCAATCAGCCCAACCCGTGAAAAAGGCGGGTCTTGGTGGCGGATGGCTTCCTCGGCGTTGCTTCCCCAATGGTTGGTGGTGGAAATCCATATCCGTTTGGCAAAACGGGTGGTCTGGAAAGTGACTTCGTTGGTGAACGTGCGGCTGGAGGTGGCGAGGAATGAATCCACGGCGGGCTTGTCGATTACGGCACCCTCCGCATAGCACTTGCACTGGATAGCCCAATAGTCGCCCATCTCGGTCTTGGCCACGAGGTCTATTCCCGTGTCCGTGCCTCCGAAGTCCTTGCGCCCCGGAAAATCCTCCCACAGCCACACCTTTTCAAGCTCGTTATAGCGTGGGTCTGTCAACAGCCATGAGCGCATCAGACGCTCGAACTTTGTACCTTTTTCCCTTTCGGTGAATGATTCGGTACGGAATTTATGCAGTATGTCCTTGAAATTCATCTCTTGATAAGAGATATACGTCAAGGATATAAATCCTATGAATCAGGATGTTAGCAAACAAGAAAAGTGGATTTGCCAAACAAATCCGTACAATTTTCATCTTTTATCCCATTATAAATGAGAACTTTTCACAAAATCTGCAATATTTTGCGTACCTTTGCGATATAACTATAACTCTTATCAAGAGATTCCGATTTTTGCAAAACAATTTTCTGATTGTATTTCCAATTACAAATCTTTCAGGATAAGGCTGTTCGCCCTGTCCACAACGCTCGTGTCAAGCGATGCGAGATAAATGCGCGTGGTTTCCTCAGAGTCATGCCCCATGCCATCGCTGATGACCGAAAGCGGTATATTTTTGCTCTTGGCGACGCTTGCCCATCCGTGCCTCGCACAATACATGGTCAACGGAATCTGCAAGTCCACCAAACGTGCGACTTCTTTCAGGGTCACGTTCACACGGCTGAGGGCGTTCATGTATTGTACCCGTTCATTGGCAAACGGATTAGTGATTATGGGCAACAAGTATTGCGTAGCGGAACGACCTTTATATTTGTTCACGATTTCCTCCATGCACTTCTCCCACTTAATGGTAAGTTGTTGTCCTGTCTTTCTCCTGCGGTATGTCAGGATGCCGTTCTTCAAGTCCGATTTTTTCAAATAAGCCATGTCAATGAACGACATTCCACGAGTGTAAAACGAAAAGAGGAACATGTCCCTCGCATAGTCCAGATGCGGTTTCAGCATCAGGTCAAGTACCTTGATGCGCTTGACGGCTTTCAACGGAACGGCACGTTTCACGGTCTTGTCTATTCCAGTGTAAACGTGCTTGAAAGGATGCCTCTGTTCCGTCAGTCCCTTTTCCACGGCACGGTTATAGACGGCACGGAGTATGCGCATATAGAACGAAGTGGTATTGGGGCAGTTGCCGTTGGCTTTCAGCCATGCCTCATAGAGCATCATCGTGTCGCCGTCTATCTCGACCAAAAGAATGTCCTGACCATTACGGAACTTCATGAAGCTGGCGAGTGTGGCGGCGTAGGTTTCCGACGTGCGGATTCTGTTCAGCCGCCTTAATTGGTCAATTATGCCCTGCATGAAAGGGAACAGGAATTGTCCGTCTGCTTGCCTGTTGAATTTCACGAGGATGTCATCCACCGTGTAACCTTTGTTCCCTTTTTCAAGCAATGAGATGATTGCCGTCAGGCGTTTTACATCCCATTCTATCCGGCTTGCGACCGATTGAAGGTAGTTTTTCCGTTCGATGCTTGCCAGAACAGGAACGGCAACTGCCGATGTTTTACCATTCCATTCGCTTTCAAATACCCGGCAATCCGTCTTGATTTGGCGGACTGCGCGGTTGTGTATTACCTGATAATAGATGCTGCCCTCCTTGCCGTTTACGGAAGAAGGACGGAATTTCACTTTTACCGATGCCATTCACGTTACTTTTTGTTATTGTTATTCGTCATTTGTGTTACTTTCAATTTCTCCTGCATTAGACTGTCCGATAAGGTCTTTAACCCTTTGTCGTAGCCGTCAGCTTCCTGACGTATCCATTCGATGGCTTCCTCATCGCGGTGGATGTCGAACACGTCATTCAGCCAAAGGATGTTGTTTGCATTGCAACCTCCCCACGAGCGGATGACACGGAACTTCAACGCATCGTCCGCATACTGACGCTTGGATTTCCAAAGCTCGATGTTGCCCCAGATGGAAAGGCTACACATGACCCCCATGCCGACCAAAAGAGAGAATACCTTGCTCGACCGGATGTCGAAGCAATGACGATGGATATGCTCCTGTGGCTCGGTATCTCGTTCTTCCGAACTTAGGGCAAACGACTCTTTCAAATTCCGTAACAGGTGTAGAATCCTATTCGATGCGTAAACCTCCGCTTCAGCGAATTTGGTCAGCATGGCTTTTGTCTGTGCCTGATGCTCCCTTGCGGAACTGTCAAACAGCTCCTTTATGGGTGTCAAGTCCACCGCCGTAGGCTGTCCGCCAGATTGATTGTTGGTTAATTTTGGAGCGTTCTCCAACTTTCCGTTGATGCTCTTGAGGTCATTCTTGATGTCCTCAAAGAGCGAGTAAACTTCATTATTATCCATTCTTAGAATCTTATTTTACGTTGTTTCTTTTTCTTGTTCCTGCGTTTTAATTCTTCCTCGAAACGGTTTTCCTCAGCCTGTCCGTCCGCGTTGTCCGGCATGAAAAGACTAATCGAACCGCTGTACAAATCATCGTTTCCCCTTGATTCAGGTTGAAACGTGGGCAGTTCTTCATGACGCGAAGGGGGTGACATTTCCATTCGCTCGGTATGTCTGTTACGTTCCAATGCAGCATCTATCTTGGAATAGCTGAACCGCCTGTCAATCTTGGAGCCGCTGAACGAATAGCCGTTCATGGTGAAAACTATACCCTGCACCTCGTCCGACTTGCCCTTGTACTTGAACCGCATTTCCACTCCTTGTTTCTTCAGATTTGCGGTAAGCATGTTCCAGTTTCCGCACCTTGAAACCTCCGATTTAAGGATAGTATAAAGCCCGTACTTGGTCTTGTCCGGCTCTTTCAGGCGGTGCTGCTTCACCCGTTCCTTGCCGTTGGCGAAGTACAGGTTATATTTCTTCGTCAGTTCCTTACAGATGCGTGCGCTGCGTATCCG